TTCCGAACAGGTCCGCTACGGATTGCGGCACGCTGATGAGCCCGGCGTCGGAGTTAATCATCTGGACCGAGAGCGTGTCGGTGGTATCCGGGTCGGCCGTGGCCGCCAGCGCCGCCGTCAGTTTGCCGATCCGCGAGGCGTTCTGGAACTTGTAGAGCGGCGAGTAAATCGTTCCGTCGAGTGAAATCCAAAGCTGGCAGCCGCCCCAATTTTTGTTCTGGCCGGCCGCGCCGACATACAGGATGTAGCCGAGTTGCTTGTTGAGCCGGTTCGGGCCTTCGAGGATGGTCAGCGTGGTGTTGCCGGGATCGTTCACCGTGCTGGACGGTCCGCCAGTTGGCTCTTGAGCCTGCTTCGGATAAAGCACAACGTTCAAAACCGCCCACGGAAAGTCCTCGGCTTCGCAGACCACGAAACCGTCCGCCTGATATTCAACGCTGGTCAACCGCACCGGGGCACTGACGAGGCCGAGCGTTTCGTCGGTGATCTCAACCACGTCCATCGGTTCGAGATAGCAGTACGATTCCTGAAGGGTGAACTGGTAGGTGTTGCGAATCTGTGTGTTCCGCTGGACTCGCATGTTTGCGGCGAATTGCGCGGCATCTTCTTCGACCAAGAAGGTGTAGTCGGTCGGGTCCTCAATTCGCAGACCGAACCGCTGAATCGAGGCGTCATCCTGAGCGTAGAGCACGTCCGGGTTGTAATCATTCGCGCGCACGTCCCAGGAAAGCTGCACGCGGTTGTAGGCGTCCTGCCACGCCCGCCGAGTAACTTTGATCGGGTCCGAATCCTTGTCCTGCACGAAATCGGAGTCATCGAGGCTCACGACCGGCTGAGTCGGCGGCGCGTAAAACCAGCCGTTACCGACCGCGCTCGACCCGTAGTACGGCTTGAATTTCAGTAGCCCTTCCGACCAGTAAGCGCCGGTTTGCGAGGCTTCGAGCCAGCGGCCTATTACGCTCGCGCAACTCATCTGATTGTCGAGCACATCCGAAATGAAGAATTCGTTGGCCGCGCACATGGCTTTCATGCTGGGAGAGGAAGTCCCGAACGATGTGCCCGTGCCGCGCAGCGAGGCGTCGTCGATGGAGGCAGCCGGAAAACCGATACCGTAGCCGGGGTCGGTCAGTAAGCCGTAAATGCAATCGGCCGGGTTCGCGTCACGGACGCCGCCACCAACCGCGAGCAGCCCGGCAACCTCGTAATTCAGGCTGGGCATCATCGGCGAGAATCCAAGGTAAAACGCTTCCGAAGCGATGTAACAGATCATCCTGTAGCCGAGGGCCTGCCCCGGATAGTTCGATTCCAGGTACGACCACGGCGACTGCCCGAGCGTGCCGCCAAAAAACGTTAGGTTGAGGCTACTGGGCGCGTTCACATCAACGTTCGGGTCTTTGTACTGGTAGCTGATTTCGATGCCCTTGCCAGCGTCTCCGGGGGCGAAGAGGTAGTTCCCGCCGTTGGGATTGTAGGTCCCGGTGACTGACGGCGTGCCGCCAACTGGCGTGAGAGCCACGTCCGACGGGTAATAAACAACCCCCTCATCGGTCTGAAAATACGGTTGGTTCTCAATCGTCACCTGATAGGGCGACGTGAGGGGAACGACCGAGAGTTCGTCGGCGACAAGCTGGTATCGGAACGCGGAGTATGAAATCTCGATAGTGACGGTCGCCAAGGCGGCGCCGAAGGTGTAAACACCAGTGGAGGGGTCCACCGAATACTGCCCGGCGCCTGGAGCGCTTGGCACGGCCACCAGTGCTCTCGCGTCAGTTCCCGTAATGGTTGAGGAAACAACCGTCTGCGGGAACGTCTGCAAATTGCCGGTGGCGCTTACCTGGAGCGCGAATTCGGCCGATGTTTGAAGAAACTTGGGATAGGAAGCGTTCAGGGTAACCGACACGGTTTCTAGCGATCCGGCTGTCGTGATTTCAATTTGCCATGAAGTCGCGCCCGTTGGGTCGGTGAGGTACACGGCCGCAGCCGTTCCGGTCGAGCCCTTGACCGCAACTAGGCCACCTGTCGCGTCGTCGGAGCGAATTGTCCAGAGGAAGCCGCCGCTGTCCTCCAAAACGAATCCGGTAGCAACCGTTGGCGATCCGTAATCGTTTGTGACGTAGCTGAAGGTGTACTGCTGGGCAGCGCCATGATCGAGCATAAAAGCCGTCGCGTTCGCAACGGTGTACGATCCCCCGCCGGATGGCACGGTGAAGTTCTCGGTATAAAAGTCGCCCACATATTTATTTGCGCCCTGCCAGAGGTTCAGCAGGCCAAGACACGGCCCCTGGCACAGCGCGGCGATCAAACTAGTTGAATAAACATAGTTTTCGCCGCCTTTGCCGAGCCCCGATCCGCCGGGCGTCTGCGCCTTGGCCGACTTGAAATCGCCGTACCACAGCAGCTTCGCACCGACGCGCTGCTGCCCGAAAATAATCGGCAGCGGCGTACCAAGTTCGGAGACGTTTGTGCGTACGGAGTTATAGCGAGTCGGCCTGAATGGCGGCGTCTTATTCAACAGGCCCATCTAGACTCCCTCTCTCACGAAGCGGAAGAATCGCCGAGGCCGGTGCTTGAGAAAACCTTCTTGCGTGCCATGCGATCCAATGACGCCGAGGCCGACCACAGGATGCAGAACGTACCGCGGCCATTCGATGATGATTGCCCCGTGAGTCCATGAATGCACGACGCGGTAGAGCGCCAGATCGCCAGGGCCAATCGACTCTTCCGATATTTCGACCGCCTCTTTCTCGGCCCGGTCCAGGTACTTGCGCTCATTGTGGTTGTGAAGCCAATCCTGCGGCGACCAGAACGGGAGTGTACCGTCCCACTCGATAACGCCCGCGCGCGAGTAAACCATCAGCGGAAACGTGGCGCAGTCGCAAGCGATGTACGGGATAGCTGCCCGGTCGTGATATTTGGCTCCACGCCACTTCTTCGCTTCCTCGACAACGGCTTCGCGCTGGGTCATGCGGCGATCTCCGGGTCGGGGCGAAAGGCGTTGCCGCATTCGACTAAGATTTCACGTCTTGCAACATTAAGCCAGTGTCCCGGCCTGCGAAACGCACGCCACCGGTCAAGTACGGTCGCACGCCTGACCAGCATCTTCAGGATGGCTATACGCTCGCTGTTCCTGTATTCGTACAACGCTCATCCTTTTATGCTGCGATTTCCGGGTCAGGAACGAACGGAGTCGCCCCGATATTAATGAGGTTATTGAACTGATTTTCGCAAGCCGTGAGCGACTTATTGCAGCCCGGAAACAGGTCGAAGGTGTCCGCGACTGAAACCAAAAACGGCATCGGTGCGCCGAGCGAAACGTTGGTCGGGAATGTCCCGGTGGCCGAGCCCTGCGTCTTGATGTAACCCCACAGCCCGGCGTTCTGCCCCGACGTGAATTTCACGCTGCCCTGGGCGAAAGTCATGTAGGCGTTCCACCAGGTCGGCACGGTCGCCACGGCGAGCACCAACGTCAATGTCGTGGTGCCGATAGCCGCAGAGTTCGCGTTCGTGAAGTTCGAGGCCAGGAGCGTGCAGCCGTAGTCGTACAGCGTGTGCCGGCAACTCGACTGAATCAGGTTTCGCGGCACGTTCTGATTGAGCAGGAAGTCGCTGCTGGTGACGGTGAACTTGACTTGGCTTCGGCCCGTTTGCTGGAGTTCGGTGATTTCCCCGGCGAAGGTGGTTATCGAACCATACGTGGTGAGCCCTTGCTGGGTCGTCATCCCGAACGGCCAAAAAAGCGTAGAGACAGTCACGGCGGCTTTGTCGAACATGCCCGCGATAACCGTCTGCATCAGTGGCGTTGACGTGCCGGGGTAGGAAACGCTGCTGTCCGCCTTCACAGTCAGTTCCATCTCGACGGTCTTCGGCGTGAAGGACACCTGGCTCGGCGCGTTGCCGCGCTCCCAGGCCCCGTAGGTGGACGGCCAGTAAACGTTGCCGCCGAAGGCGACCGGCGATTGCCCGCTGGTTGCGTAGATGCTCTGCCCGTTCGCCAGGACGATCAGAAACAAGTCCGTTCGATTGAGCGGAACCTTGCTCGCCAGGAGCGTTTGCATCGCCGTGGTGATCGTTTTCATACGAGCAGGCTCTTCCACTTGAGCGCGCTGAGCGACCAAATCTGGTACAAGTCCTCTTGCAGATCGGTCCACTCGTCCTCAAGGAACCGGCAAAGAAAATAGAATGCCCCGGACCACTGGACGGTGACACCGCTGCCCGGCGCGGTCGTGAATGTGAGGTTGCCGTGATTGTCCAAAGTCCAGCCGGTTGCCTGTGCGACGCCGCCGAGATAGATGATGGGCGTGCCGTTGAAGTTCTGAATCAAGTCCGCCATCGCGCCGATTTGCCGCGTGGTTTGAAATAGTGTGGTGGCGCCGTCTCCGGTAGCTGGCGTGCAGTTTGCCGGGGTTGCCGACTTCACAAGATCATCTTCGGGATCGTCGTAGAGGAATTGCCCGGCCTGTCCCTGCATCGAACCGAGAAAACCGACGATGGTTTGATAGGCGCTCGCGCTGGCGTTGCCGTCGCCCATGAGGTAGCTGATGTCCAGTTCAAAGCTCCATATCGGGTAGCTGGTCAGAGACACGCGGAGTTCGGCAACGTTCGCGGCGGGCGTCTGGACGAGGGTTTTATACGAAGGTGTTTTCTTGACCGGCCACTTCCAATTCCATACCCCGAGCGCCGGAGTCGGGAAAATCGCAGTTGCGTTCGGTGTCATTGGTACATCACGATAATGTCGTCAAAGTAGCGATTGAAGCTGGCGTGCGTGGGGCACGGTGCCATACTGGCGAACGAAGTGTTAGTCCAAACAGCACCAGCAGGAGGATTCTGGGGGTCCTCGCATACAGTCCCTGTCGAATCCGTCACCTTTTGCAGTAGATAATAACCCCCGACAGCGATGCTCATTCCTGCCATGCTGAGAGTACCATTCAAATCTCCGGTTGGGGCGTTGCCAGTTCCGCCTGCCGATCCGTTTGCCGTGGAACCGATAAGAACGCCATTCCGGTACACGTCGAAAAGGCCGTTATTTGACCCGGAAGTGTTCGGCTGAAAGTAAAGTTCGTACTGGACCCATGAGCCAGACCCAATGGAATAGGTGCTCCCGTAATATGCGGCGTTGGCTCCGCCCGTCGCGTTCGACCCCGGCGAGAATACGGATCGCGT